GTATTCCTCTTTTGGCATGAAACAAAACTTGGTATCTTTCTACGTTGTTTAGTATTTCGTTATTTCCATTATATATTAGCATAAAGTTTTGAACTATATCTTCTAAACTTACATACTGATATGACCCCCAGTTTTTTTCTAAAGGAGATACTCCGTTGTTTTCATAATATTGATAGTCAGTAATATATGCCATGTGTTATACTTGTATTTGGTTTTCTTGAACCTCTTCTGTAGATCCAAAATTATAAACGTCAGCCTCTCTTATTTCAACCCCTACATACTGACATATCTTTGCAATTAATCCTGGCTCATCAGAAAGAGGTAATTCAAAATCTTGAAAGTCAGCTGCGGTTGCATCAAACAAAGGTTCTCCTAAAGTAATAGTTGCAAAAGTCCATTTTGGTGGCTTAGGATATCTAACGTATTGTGTTTTAATTGCACCAGTTGCCTGTATACTGCTTGGATATACTGTTATAGTATTTCCATCTAATACATAAGCAGGAAATAATGAGGTTGGTGCTGTTAGTGTAGAGCTTGTTAAATAAAACAACTTATTTTGACTTACTCTTTCTACCTCTACTATTGTGTTAGCATCAAATATACTGTAGTTTTCATTTGGTGGTATAACAGCTGATTGAAAAATATCTGTTGCTAAGTTTAATGTAGTAGAACTTACAACATTATTTACAAAAGATTGTTTTAATGTATCTGTGTTTACCACCAAGCTACCTGTTGCGGGAAAAATTGTAAATCCTGTTACACCTGTATCAAAACGAGGTGGGGATGTCTGTCCTATTAAAGCCGCATTTATAAGCTGATTTGGGTTAGTTGACGTAGTAGTTCCAGAAGTTAATAGTCTAGGGTAGTGAAATATTTTGTTTACTAAATAATAGTCCGATGGTAGTGTCCATGTATTTGCACCTCCCGATGTTAAAAATGTTTGTACTGAAAAAGAATCTATTACTTCTTCTAATCCTTTTACTATATCTGCATACCCAGTTCCTGACTGCCTTAAGTTTTCTCTATTTATATATTGATTGTATTGATAAAAATAATCTTCAAATAAATCCATCTGTGCCTGTTGAGCATACAGATTGAAGTCTTGAGGAGATAAGTATCCGTAATTATTTTTATTTATAATTGCCAATACTGTATTCCTTACGTTATTGATCATAGCCATAGAAAATACATTTTAAATATTTACAAATATAGCAAAAAAAAAGAGGTCACTTTTTTTGTGACCTCTCTTAAATACTTAAGAATAATTGTTACGCAACTGCTATTCCTGTAACTGTTACAGCAGCACCTGCTGCATCTTCAAGACCTGCTAAACTTAGTCTAAACTTCGGAGAAGTCCATCCTGTTTGTAAAGCCGTAATCATAGCGTCTTGCACAGCATCTCTAACCGTATTATCATTTGCAGCCATAGCTGCTCCTAAAGTTAGTGTTGCAACGACTGGCCCTGCTGCATTATAAGCTAATGTTACTGTAGTTGTACTTGCTTGTTCAACAGCAATTACTCCGTTAATTCCTACTAATTGAAAAGTTTCCCCTGTACCTGACATTGGGATTTCTAGATATTTTACCATTTTAAAAAATTTTAAGTTAAAAAAAAATATTACTTGTAGTGCAAATATACTTAATCTATTTGTCTTTCTTTAAGGCTTTTTTCAATAGCTTGTATGTTTCAATACCATCATCAGACTGCATATAAGATGCAACAATATAAACTCCTTCTTCACCAAAAGGAACTGTCAACATTTTACTTTTGTTTTTAGGTAAATTAAAGTATACATCTTTATTATTGTTTTTGTAAATTAATAAAGATTGAGCAAAGAATTGAGCTACATGATCCTGCACTTCTAACATAGGATCATCTAATATTTCTAAAAATTCAAAAGGTTGATTTTTAGCATACATTAATACATCTCTTTTAAGCTCAGGTATAGACATTTTATCTACAGCTGCACCTAAAAATACTCTACATACTGTAATAAGTTTTTCGGTTTCTAATTCTCTGGCTAAAATTTGTGCATCTAATTCTGCTTCAACATATTCTAATTGATTAACAGCATCTTGTTTTTCATTTATTTCGTAAAAGATAGTCCCATTACCTGGGTGTAGATGTAAAAATTTTTGTAGAACTTGATTTTGTTTTTGAACGACTAGCATTCCATCCTCAAATACTATAGGCTCTAATATTGCATTTCCATCTTGCTCATCTTCAAATGGGCTTTTTTGATTTCTTGCATAACGAAGAGGTCTGTTAACTCCTGTTTCTTCATCAAAGTGTAATAATGGGGATCTTTTGTTGTGGCGTGAGGCTAACATAAAAGCTAAAGGTCTTTTGTTACTCACAAGCCTATAGGCTTTATTTTCAAATATTGGTTTCATTTTATTTAATTTTAATTTTAATTTAAGTTAAAAGAAAGGGGGGAGTTTATCCCCCCTATTCTAAGTAATTATACTACCTGCTTATTGCTGGAATATAAAGAAGTTATTCGCTCCTAAAGTACATACAGCTCTTTCAGATAAGAAGTTTACAGTCATACTATCAGTCGTGTTTGTTCTTGCACCACCAGCAGAACCAGTAATCCAAGTTTTATAACGTCTGTCTTCTGTTTCTGAAGCTCTATATCTTACATGAAGGAATGGTCTCTTTGCATTCTTTCCTAAGATTTGGTCATATACAGTAGTTGAACCAGCTGGAACCATAAGTCCATTAACTCGTCCTCCTTCAATATCACCTCTCATTGTAGGATCGTTTAGGTATTTCCAGTCAGACTTGTAGAAGTCATATCCTCTACGGAATCCTGTGAAACCTAAATTTAAAGCCATTTCTTTATCATTATCAAAAAGACCATATGAAGTACCACCAGCTCCGTAAGAGTTTTGTGCTGCTAACATATCATCAATGTCAAATGAGAAATTTCTATTTACAAAAAGAACATTTTCTTCGATAGAACCTTGTCTGTCTAATCTCTGAATTACAGAATCAAAACCTGCTAGAGTAACTGGGTTACCACCACTCCATACGTTTCCTCTGTTTTCAACTGCCCAGAAAATACCATCAGATCCAGATTGGTTTGCTACCGATGCTCCAGGTGCGTTCTGAATAAAATCTCCAGCTCCAGAAAGTGCATCTGCTGGTACAGTTTCTACCATTGCAGTTTCTAAGTAATCTTCGAAACGCATTCTAGTTTCATGCTCTGATTTTAAATACCATAGGTATCCATTTGCTCCATTTTCAGTTGTAACTTCAATCCAACCGATTTGAGCCATATCAGAACCATTTACTGTATACTGATCTTTAATAATAATAGGCTTGTTATCAAAAATGAAATCTTGAGATTCGTTAGAACCAGCCATTCCAGGTGTTCCTTTTGCAAATTCAGAACCGTATATAAACATAGAAGCTGTTGTTCCTGCTCCTGCCCACGCCTGTCCAGTAGCCTCATAGTATCCAACTGTGAATACGTTTGGTGCTGCTGCTGTAGGTGCTGCTGTTACGATAGCTTTGTTATATAAAGTCGTTCCATTTGTTTCAAGTGAAATCATAACTGTCTGACCAACTCTTATTGCTGCAAAACCATTAGCTGGTGCAGAAGATGCAGGTGGTGACGGTGGATTTACTTGTGCTAAAGGAATAGTCCATACTGCTGTGTTAGCTCCTGCTGCTGCTGGAGTTGTCATTGCTGTATACTTACTATGTAATCTTCCTTGTTCTGCCCACTTTATCAAATCTGAGTTAGTTGGCATCTCAGCTCCTACCATTCTTAAGAATGATGCAACTGATCTATTTCCATAACGCTCAAATTCTTTCTCATAAGTATCTGGTAGATACTGACTTAGAAAGTCAAAGTTTGTTATGTAGTTTGTTCTTGTGGCTACTTGCTGAGCACTTGGCTGCAAGTCAAAGCCAGGGACTGCTTGTACTGACATAATTAATTTTTTTTAAAATTTATACTCGTTTTATACTTCTAATTTTGAGTCCTCTTCCACTATCATTAGATTTTACTGCTCGTATGGTTCTACCATCTTTTGTTACGCTTTGTTGTGCTTGTCTAATATCCATATTAATGTTTTTTGATTTTTTTGAAACATTGTCTACAGTATCAGAAACACCTTGGTCGTAAAAAAACTTTGCATACTTTTCTGGATTCATTGCCATAGATATTGCTTTATGGTAACCAGCTGCATCTATCATTAAACCATCTTTATCCATAAATTTATTTAAAAATGTATTGACATCAGATTGCTTGTTTTTTAATTCAGCCGAATCTCCAGGCTTAAAAGTAAAACTCTTTTCCCCTACATTGAACTCAAAACCTTTGAACTCATTGCTGAAAACCTCATCGGTTTTCTTGAGAAAATAATTGTATCTTTTTGCATTAGCCTCTTTTGCAGTATTAGATTCCTCGATGTAACTTTTATAAGCATTTAAACTTTCTTTGTCTGCGTCAGATAATCCACTCCCACTTGACTCAAGAGGAATTTTATATTTATCTTTCTGTTCATTGAAATATTTTTTTGCTTTCGCAAGTTCTCTTTTTTTAGCTAAATTTAATTTCTTAATAGTTTTTGGTTCATCTATCTCTTCATCATAACCAAAGTTATCATCAATTAAATCTTGAATATCAACAGCATCTAAACCTTCTTCAGTTGCATTATAATATTCAGCTAATAGTTGATCAGAGTCCATAGCACCAAAGTCTTTTTGTAATTTATAAAAGTCTTCAATACCACGCCCTGTTTCTTTTTTATACTCCATATATGCAGAAACATCTTCTGGTAATTCTATGTTTGCTTCTTTTTGTGCAAACAATTCATCAACAGACGATATTTCTTTATCATACCTGTTTTTAATATATTTAAGAACGTCTTCGTCATTTAACTCTAACGATGGAGTTGTTTCTGGTTCAGCAACTTTCTCTTCAGTTGCTGGTGTTTCCTGATTAACAGGAACATTTATTTTTTCTGTTTCATCAACTTTTTCAACATTTTCAAACTTTTCTTCATGCTTTTCTAAAAGTTCTTTTTCAATTTGTTGTGTTGACTTTTCTTCTTTTGAAACTTCTTTTACTTTAATTTCCATTTTATTTAATTTAATTTATACAAAGTTAATAATTATAATACACCTTTTTTAAGGTTATCTTGGATCAAACTCAGCCATATCAAAACCATCTAAACTATCTTCATTAGATTCGAAAGTTATAGGAGGTAAATTGTTTTTTCTCTGAGTAATCATTTGAGACTGCTGAGTAGACTGTTGAGTAATTCTTTTATCTTTAGCCTTCTCTCTATTTTGTTCTCTATTGTTTATCGCCTGTTCCTCTCTTCCTTTTAATTGCATTTGGAATTGGAATTCAGTTAACATTAATTGTTCTTTCAATGCAGCCTCATTTTTAAGCTTTTCTATTTCAAAACCTATCTCTGCTTGCTTAACCTGCATTTTAGATTGAGTCTCCATCTGAATTTTTTGCATTTGAATTTGAGCAGCAGCTTGTTGAGATTGCATATTATTTTGTTGTTGCATCTGCATCTCAGTAGCTTTTTGCTGTTGTTCTTGTTGTTGTTTTTGCTTACGCTTTACTTTTAATAACTGGTTAGCCATTTTGATATTTTTAATTTCTCTAATATCAATAGCATCCTCAAGGTCTATTCCCCCTTTTGATAAAGCCATTTGAATGTTTTGTTCTAACATTGCTTTTTCTTCTGCATCTGGTGACATTTCAATAAATATACCAAAGTCATATAGGTATAAATTTTTAATATCTTCTAATAACCCTATATTATATTTACCTATTTGCATTGCAAACTCATCAGCAAAATCTGAATACTCTAATACATCAGCCGTTCTTATTGATAATGCTTCGGCTAGTGTTTGTGTTAAAAACAAACTACCTTCTAAAATATGTCTTGTTGCAGTATTTGAATTTAGTGCAGCTAATTTTTGCACACCTACTAAAGAGTAAGCATCAGGCGTAGAACCATCTCTTGCTTCATTTAATCCAGTAACCTGCCTAATCATATCTAAATAATGATTATAATTACCAATTAACATTTGCATTTTTTGAGAACCACTAGATGAGGTTAACTGTGTAATAGGTACTCTTGCTTGATTAAAGTCTCCATCTTGAGTATAACTTCTACCAACAACGCTACCAGTTTGAAAATATAATCTTAAAGCGTCAGATGGATCATATGCATTTCCAGTTCCTAAATCTACTTCATTCATTCCATCTGCATCTATAAACACACCGTCTGGCACAACCTTAGAAATAACCTGTTGTAGTTTTAAATGAGTTAACTGTATTAGGTCAGCAAAAGGTATCATCCGTCTAACTAATGACTCTATGTTACCCTTGTACATTCTTGGTGCTGTTGCTACATAATTAGGCATTGCATATTGACTAGCAGATTGCGGTCTAACCATATTTTTAGCCATCTCCCACTTTAATATAATATTTGTTCCCATTACCATAACACCCTCATACCAAACATCAATTCTTTTTTCTACTCTTTCAAATTTACCTTCCTCCATCATTTCTTCTGGTGGATTAAATTGATCATCTTTAGGGACGGTTGTATAATTTCCTTCGGAAGTTTGTTTCTTTTTGTAAACAAAACTTTCAGTTGATTTGTAGTTAAAGTACAAAAGAGTACAAGTATCTCTATAGAACATACTGTTTTCGTACATCTGAGCAACATTATAATAGTCATACCATGACTGACTATACTTAGATATTTCTTTCATATCCTCCTGAGTTAAATCAGGATTTATTTTTAAAACTTCTGTTATAGGTATTGTCTTAACTTCTCCCCAATAAAAACAATCTTTAAAGTATGGGTCTTCAGTATAGCTATAAACAACATTTGCTGGGTCTACATATTTTACTTTAATACCATCGCCTAACTGAAACTCGTGTTTTACCATAGAAACTCCTAAGGTCATTAAGTCCATGTCACATCTTTTACGAATCTGGTCATAATGATTTTCTTCTAACATTGTGTTAATAGCAATTTCATTTGCCATCTCTACAGCTGGCTTGTAATTCATTTGCATATAAAGCTCCATCTCTAAATCACTTTCTGGTAGCTCGTCAGGATTAACCTGAAACACATCCATCCCAAAATCTTGTTCTATTTGTTTGAATAAAGGTTTGGCTATAACATTTGTTTCAACCATTTGCTGAAACTTACCTCTTTTTTCTGATGACATTGCATCTTGTGCATATGTCTTTATTGTGAATAATCTATCACTCATACCGTTTACAACAATATCTACAAACTTAGGTATAATAGGTACTGGCGTCCAATCAAGATTTAAATATGATAAGTCTCCATCTACAGCTAATTCGTTTTTATATTTAGCAATTGATTGTTCTCCTCTAGCATATAATCTTAATCTATTAAACTCTAACCACTGACTGTAAAACCTACATTGATTAACTCCTTCTTTTCTAAACCACTCGTATTGAATAGCCTGACCTACTTGTAACCCAAACTCTTTAGTTTTTTTTTCTGAATCAGGTGCAAATTGATCGGGAAATGATGCTGATTTTATGTCAATAGTTACGTTATCCATTATCTTATTATTTGACTCAAGGAATTCTTGTTGTTATATCGTGCAAAGTTAATACTTATTTTTGATTTTTGTTTAGATGGTGTGTATAAGTGCTTCTGATTAGCCATGATAGCTAAACCAGAACTAATAGCAGCATCAAACTTTGTTCTTTTACTAATATCAAACTTTGCCCAGTCTATTAAAGTTTTTTGAAATGGCATATCTCCTATGGTTTCAGAATCTCTGTAATGACCTTCAAAATCAAAACCTATATACTTTTCTATATAAGATTCAATTGCAGCTGCATGAGATTGCTTTACGTCTTCTGAAGTGTTAGGTATGCCGCCTAACTCTCTTTCTGTTTTTGATAATTTGTTAAATCTTTTATCTGGTCTATTCATACTATAACCTCTATATCCTCTGTTTTTAAAATGATACAATAATCTTGGTTTGTTGTTTTCACATAATATAGGCATTCCATAAAAAACACAAGCCATTAAAACTTCTTCAAAAAATATTTCAGCCGTTTGTGGTCTGGCTATGTATTCTAAAAAAAATGTATTAGAAGGAGCGTCATCCATATTAAACTTTGTTAATCCATGCAAAGCTCCATTAGAACCTTTACCAACAACTACTCCAGAAATATCATAAGAGTCACAACCAAAAGATCCTAGGTGCTCGTTGGCTGGATACCTAATACCATTACGAACAATTACTCTATTTTGTAAACCGACTCCTGGAGTCCAAGATACTAAAAATCTACCACTTTTGTTTGGGCTAAAAATAACCTTAGTATCCTTTACACCGTCTTGCCAAGAAAAAGATCCTCGAGTAATATGCTGACCTAACATTAATGAATCATTATAATCAATTTGTTGGTAAATTTTTGTTAAATTAAACAGTGATTGTTTTGACTCATCTCTAAAGGCATGAGATTCAGTTCGTGGAAATTGTCTGTAAAATTCATTTAATGCATCAGGATCATTTGATAAAGATGACACCTCGTTTTCCCAATAATCAATAGCACCAGTTGTAACGTATTCTCCGTCAATACCAAGAACAGGTTTGTCAGGAGAATGTAAAACAGGCATTCCATACTTATCTATATACCCTTCAAAATTCCACTCCATTGGAATAAATAAATTATATAATCCTGACTTAGTTTGTCCGTTCTGATTTCTTTTTCCACCATCAGAATCTTCAAATAATTTTTTAAAGTTTTCACCACCCTTGTCCAATGCGTTTGATGTTGAACCCATCATACATTTTCCAATAACTTTACTACCAAGCCTTAAACAAGTCTTTGTTACTCTCCAGTTGTTTAAAATGTTTTCAGGCCTTTCCCACTTACCACTTTCATCATGTAATAAGTATTGTAATTTTTCACCATCATAAGAGTTGTCTGATGTATTCTTCCAATCTATTGTTGTGTCTAATCCGTCAAGCTCCTCAACACCAATGTCATACATATTTTTTTTAGTTATCTTAGATGCAGGAACTCTATAAG